ATCCGTATTGCCGATGGCAAGAGTTGCATCTTGGAATTCACCGCTTGTACTTTGAAACCCAGAACCTGATAAGTTATGTGGCAGGTATGCATTACCATCGAAAGTAAATCCGTCAGAATCCGAAGGCGTTACGTAGATAGTTGGTCCGTTGTTTGGTATTTTGAAAATAACACAGGTTAGCACCTCTCCAATGTATTTTGCGGTTAGCTCGCTAGTGGTTAAAGCCATGTTATTTGTCCTCTTCGAACAATGCCGTAACCGTATACACGTTAGCCGCGATTGGTTTTATGTCATAGCCATTTGGAAGTACCCAATTTTTTTGTACTGTCTCGTTGGGAGGGGTCCATTGTAAAAGCTGTATGCCACGACCAACTGCATCATATTGATCGGTCACTAATATCATCTCAGCTTTTGTAAGATGCGTTCTCACGACATTCCAGAACACAATACTATTATTGGAACCGTTCGAATGATATCTCTTAAACGAGTTACCAAGTGTTGAGACAAGCGTATTAAATTGTACGCGCTTGGTAGATTCTTGCGAGATGGAATTAGGTAAAACTAGTTGTGGCATTTTATTTTACCTTCTTGTTGGTCGGCTGTTATTCTTATTTATCTCGTTTTTTGTTGTCTCTTTAGCAATGGCTTGAACGACTTCGATTGAAACTTGTTTAGGATCGGCTGAATTACTGGTCACCGTTATATTGTTATTGTTCGTAGTTGAATGTGCTTGTGTTGGTGCGATGTTCGGAATACCCCGTGCGCTTGTTCTACTTGTTAATACTTTATTATTTGATGTACTTGGAGATGGTGAAACAGTGCCACTAGGAGCTGATATAAGATTACCAGAACTGCCAACTACTAGACTACCGCCGCTTGCAGCGGCGATACTCTTAAACAAAATCATCTGGATAAGCATTGCCCGAATATCTGAAACAACTTTCTCACGCATAGCTTTACTGTTAGACCCTTGCGCACTGAAAAAGGATGCCATAGCAGAGCCAGCCGTATTTACATAATGCAAGGTTAGGTCTTCTTTACGCTTTTCGGTTTCCAAGTATAGTTGACCTACTTGATTAGCATGTCTTACTTCGTTATCAAACAATCGTTGTAATCGTGCCTCTTGCCTTGCTACTTTTTCATCTTCAATCTGTTGATTGATTCTTGCTTCGATGTCTTCGCCGCCCTTAACATATCCAGCTTCTTTACTTTTACTTTTACCTTTACCTTTACTAGTTTTAGTTGTACTTTCATTAGTTGTGATTACTTTTACATTTACGGTTTGAGTTAATGTAGATGTTTTATTAGCTTCAGTACTTTTTAATACTTCCTGTGACTTTTCGTACGCTTCTCTTAGTTCAGTTTCTAGGTCGATTGCCTCGTTACGTATTTTAACAAGGTCATCATGTGATTTTTTTGCGGCTTGACCAGCCAGTGATTCGGTATCGCTTGAACGCTTCATTTGTGCTTCTAAAATTGCAAGCTGTTCATTGTATTGTGCAACTACTGCGGTTTGCTTATCCCATGCTTTCAATGGTCCATCACCTGATAGGTAATCATATAATTTAATATAATTACGCAACCCATCGACAAGGTATAAGACACCATTTGCCACTCCAACAATGGCGCGTGTTACATCAGCCAGTCGATCAGGATCGCTTATCAATGCATCTGTAAATTTAGTAATTTCTGGCGTAGTATCTATAATAGCTTTATATAATTGTGTTTTAAGTATTGCTGCTACTGTGGCTAATTGATTTTTAGCTTCTACTGCATTAGCAACCAGATCATCCTTTAATACAAGTCCTAAATCATGGGCCTGTTTTTCCATATTAAAAATTGCTTCACTACCTTTACCTAGGGCACTTGATAATCTACGGCCGCCCTCTTCACCAAAAATCTTAGATGCTGCGGCTGATCTTGCGGCTGCATTTTTTTGTTTGCCTAGTGCAGTGATTACATCATTTAGAATAATTTCACTGTCGAGTAAATTGCCATTAGAATCTGCAATATTAACACCCAAACTCTTATATGCATCCTGCATTGTTTTATTACCTTCAGCTGCTTGTCCGAGTCTTCCGGTATAGTCCTTGAGCATGTCGGTTACTTGTTCTTGAGCAAACCCCATTTTTTCCAGTGAAAATGTAAGGGATTGAAATCTCGCTGCACTGATACCAGATAACTTTGATTGGCGGTCAATTGCTACGGCAAAATCTAGGGCCTTTACTACTGCACCAGCATATGCAGCGGCCATGCCACCGATTGCCAAGGTCATTGTTTTAGTGGCCTTTGCCATACGTTTAATGGATTCCTTATTCTTATCAATGGACTTATCCATTGTATTAAGGTTTCGAGTAGCTTTTAATACATCAGCATCCTTAACTTCTAATCGTATGGTTTCAACTGTCTGTCTCATCTTATTCCTTCCGGTCCATTAATGCGCAAACAAAAGCGCGGTCTATATCTATCAGGGTATCTATTTCGAAAGGATTCAAATTACATTTATATAAATCAATATAATTTTCAATAGCATCTAATTTGATTAATTCATTTGATGACCTTGTTTTTGATAACGACCAAAATATATCTAATACATGTCTATAATCACTTGGCGCTTTTATGTTGTTTTTTAATTCATCAGGGATTATTTCACCACCTGTTTGTCTTACAACTGACTTTAATCGTTGACGTTTCGTCTCTCCTTTCTGATTTGGTACGTCCATGTCAACGTAGTGTCTTATCCATTCAACACATTGATTATTCTTCAGTGCGAAAAAAATGACCCTTGTTAAGGATAGCAGCCTCAACCTGTGCTTTAATCCAGCCATTTAACGGGTCGGATAGTACGGTATTAACATTTTTAGCATTACAAGGCATTTCAAAGAATGATTCTGTCCAATCTTTAATACAAGCTGCGTACGCTTGTATATTGTCATCATCCAATACTTCAAATTCATCAGACAATATATTGCGATTGCGCAGTGCATCTTTAGTTGCGTTATAAAATTCGTGACTATTCTCACCTACGATAGTAAGTTTTCCTTCGGTTAGTGCGCCTGTAGCAGGATGTCTTAATGTCATCTCATATTCATGAGGCACCATGCTTCTTAAAGTCTTAATGGTTTCGCTCCTTTGATTAAAAGCTATCTAGGTGATAGCCATCGTGCTAGATGATGGTATTGCACCATCATCTTTACTATGTTTTTTGTTACGCTGCGGTACGTATCAATTCTACGGTAGTGCCGCCAGAAGGACTAAAGAACGCCTCAAAGGGAATACTTACCGTAATACTTTTACCATCATTGATAGGGATATTGTGACCCAAAAGCTTAACCGCCGCGAATTTCCAAGTATGGGCATTACCGCTTGGGTCTTTAATAGTTGCTTCAATACTTGTAGTAGTTGAGTCAACAAATTTTTGATATAAATTTAAATTTGTAAAGAACACATCGAATGATCCACTTACACTAAGGTCTGCGGCTGAAATTATAGGTGTCTCGGAACCTAATACCCAGTCATTTGAGATGTTATTATCAATGGTGAAATTCAAACCTGTTATTACAGCCGAAGTTACACCACCCTCTTTAAATGTTCCAGATACATGGGTAAACGATTCAGAGTTGGGTGCGGGTGTAGGTGCATCATCTAGTGCAGCGGCAGGTGTATCAGTTTCTATACCCATAAGGGAAAACGTTGACGTTACTACGCCCGATGTATTGATTTCACAACTGAAAGATGCGGCGCGAAGTCCTTTATGTACAAAATAATCCTGTGTGTCGAGATGTGAAACTTGTAGTGCGAAGGTCTTGATCTCATCACCGATCTTAATCGAATCGGATGCGAAGGAATTTCTAAAAAGTGATTCGAAAAAATAATCGAAGTTTCCAAAACCATAGTCAGCTTGAATATCACCTGATACGGTTTTAACACCAGCTGTAGGAGCTGATTTTTGACGATTAGAATTTATATTGTTGGATGTGAAGTATTGACTAGATAAGTCTATATTACCACCGCTTCTAGGAAGTTCCGTAAAATCCGAATCACCTATAGTCGTAGGCAATTCGCCGTCCGCTCCAGTAGGTAGGTAAGCAAATGAAGTGCGCGATCCGCGTGCTGGAGTTGTAGACATTATAAATCCTCTTATATTCTCTTATTTATGGTCAACGACCTATAAAGCATTGCCACTCTATTATTAAAGGCACCATGTAATAGTTCGTATTCTGTGAAGCTTGATCGGCAAATACATTCATGATGTGTATCTTAAACTCTTCATCAGGTACTGGTAAGAACTCACGTTCTGGGAAGTGTTCAGTGATGATATCAACCATACTCCATGCGCCCTGTGTACTTGTGCCGTTTGGATAGAATAAATCTACCTGTACAAACCCACCGAGCTTATCTTGGCCATGTTCGCCCACGGTAAAATTGAATTTCTCGATGGGCTGAAATGTAGCTCTGCAATACACAAGATTTCTGCTTGATGTACCTAACGTCGAGTCGAGATATCCGGGTTCGTTCTCAAGGATCAGCTGAGGCAATTCGGGGATCGATCTTAGATGATCGACAATTGTATTATTGATTTTACGTATGCTCATCTTCTACCTTGGCCCCGCTTCCTGAATTTTCTGTTCTTGTTCGCCCGTGTGTTTCGAGCAATTGATGGGTCACGCATATAAGCTTTGACCATATCGGGGATTTCTGCCACGGTCACACGATAGACTCCATCGGGAGCAAAGTCGGAAATCCCACGTTCGATAGCTTCGATCTTCTCGGGGATATCATCACTGTATATGCCATCTTCGCCTTTAAAATGGGATCGTCTGTACTTACCAGTATCTACTGGAGAGCGTCTTCGGATACGGCGTAACGACTCATCTAGTATATGGTCTCCGAGACCATCAATCTGTTCTATAAGTTCCTGAAGATCGCGAGCCATGATTATGCAAGTACCGTTTGTTCTTGTTCCACATCTAAAATAAAATACTCCAGACGATGGTGGGTATCTTTAGACATAGCGTGGATCGTATAGAAGTTTTGATCATGATCCATAACTCGCTGACCAACTTTGAACCGTGGATCGTATCGAACGATCATAGAATGAGTTGTAGAAGGCTCGGAGCTTTGATCCTTGGAGAAAGTTGTGCCGGTGCCTGCTACAAAAGCCCATGCCTCGAATATAGGTCTGAATTCAACGGTTGGCTGGAAATTCTCATCAGTTGAAACATGCTTCTCTTGTACGGTGATATGAGTACGAAGCTGAGATATTTTTATTTTTAATTCGGCCATGTTGTTTATTTGATATCCGTGTGGAGTACATAGGGTGCCCAATGCTGATGTATTGATTCGGGAAGGGGGCCTTCGGCATCATTTTGATATTGCCAACGGATGAATTCGATCAGGCCAGCTTGGATTGGCATGGGAATATCATCGGTGTAATCCGAGTAACCACATGTAAACAATATCTCGATAGCCTCGGTTGTTTTTAGTTTATCAGTGGGCCATCGTTGACCATTTTTCAGGGTCGCAGCTGCATTATGGTCTTCATTAGTCAGATCATAAAGTGCTGGGTCGATGGTTACGCTTGTATTATCTGCTTTAATATAGATAATACTTTCTATCTGTTGGACAGGACCGCATTGTAATGGAATGCTGTATGCATGCGGAAAACGATTGTAGTATGTGGCGCGCTTCTGAGTCATGATTGGTCTGTTGAGGTAGTGCTCTGCTGTTGCTGTTGCGATCATTATCAGTCTACCGATCATATGATCGTGTAAATCATGGGTAACAGCCAAACGGTCTTTGACATCTTCTAGCTCAAGTGCCTCAAACTCGGATAGGGAAATCTGCTTGAGCTTCGCCGGTGTAGGGATAGATTGTACGTGCGCATTGTTGTGATGTTGAGGTAGAAATTGCATATGGTTATCCCTGATTTGTTTATATATTTAGCGTTAAATTTGCTATCTGCTGGTACAACGAAATAAGGCCGCTAGTGGCGGCCTTATTCTTGTTTAAACTAGTGCTATAGTTTAAAGTTTTAGCTTATACACCTGCTAATTTGAACACGTGCTCTGGTCGAACGACCTTCGATCCGTAACATGCTACGATTTCAATTTTTCGTGCACGATAGATCGGATATAATGAGACTTCGTACACAATACCAGTCTTACCAGATGTCACGTAAGTGCGATCTAGTGCCATATCTTGGCCAGTGAATGGGACACGGTTCAGAAATTGTACTGCTGATGGTACGAGTGCCAGACTATCCACGGCTGTGCCAAAACCAGCGCTGTCGGCTACTGATTGACCCAGTACACGGCCGACAATTCCTTCTCTCAAGAGAGCGTCGCTTCCGGCCTCATTTGCGTTCCAGAGGCTGCTCATCTCGCCTTGGATGTTAGCAAGATGTTGGCTGGTTAGAACCAAACGCTTGTCCTTGGTTGAAAGTCCGGCATCACGAAAATTCTTTGCGATATCTGCAAAATCCTTTCGACCAGTTGCTTCAAGGAATAGATCAGTACTGCCATCACCGATGGTCGTGCCGGTGGCGTCTGCAAGAGCAGTTGAAATCAAATGCTCTTCGATAAGATTATCAAGACTTTCAAAAGCCTGTTCGAACTGTTGAGAAAGAACCGCATCGTAGTTACTACCAAGCGCTTTTGTTTGCTCGCCCGACCAAAGTATACTGGCCATCTTGTTTTCGGTCAATGTCATGGTGATACTATCAAGAGCTGCTTCACCTTCGATTGTTGGGGTTGCTTGTGTAGCGACTCCGTCTAAATCGCGTACGCTTGGTGCCGGAGCGACCGGTACGCTGATCGGTTGGCCAACTGCGATTTGCTCGGGATTTGTGTCACGTGCAACTGCGTTGATCATACCGACATTTTTTTTGTCCACTTCATAAAGTGCCTGATATATCGTGCTGATGAGTGGATCGAGATTTGTATTAAGAGCCATTAGCTGGAGTTCCTATATTATATGTTGATAGTTTCATAAAATTTTATGAAACTATTTTGAAACCTTTCTTCGTTGCAGCTGCACGTTGTGCATCTGGGGATAACGATTCATATGCTTCGCGAGTGTATTCGTTGTCTCCAGTACTAGTAGTTTGCTTCGGTGCTCTGGTTTTATTCGCGGCGATTTTATCCTCGAACAAAAACGGACTCTCAAGCCTGAGGAGTCTAGTGGCAGCTTTCACACTATCTACGTCAAGTTGATCATCATCTCCGAAATCGATTAGAGATCGGTCAATCAATTTTGTTGCAGATTTAAATGCATCACTACGGACACCTTCATTGTTTAGAGCTTCAGTGATTGCAGAGGATATTTGACTGTCCTTTGCCTTCGTTGAAAGATCGTCCAAACGCTTGTTGGTCTCCTCATAGAGAGTTTTCCACTTATCCTCGTTACTATTAGTACTTTTAACATCGTTTGATGATTTTTCAGCTTTCAATTGATCCCTTGCCTTAGCAATCTCGCGTTTCTGTTGCCGTTGCTTTATAGCTTCAGCCTTGAGTAACGCATTTTCCTTCAAAAGGGTTTCAAGTGTTGGTTGATCGTCATCACTGGTATCCGAGTCCACGGATGTATCTTGTGTTTCATCGATGTCTTCTTTTGTATCGTCATCATTAGCAACACTTTCTTTAGTATCTTGATCTTGTAATTCCATATTTTGCAGTCACTCCAGACGTTTAAAATAATTATATGCATGTACATGTAATCCAACACATACTTGATATTAGTGTATTTATAATCGCATTGATTGAAGTGTATAAGTTTGGTTGAAGTTGTCGCTAAATATCAGTATAAAAATAAAATGATCTTATGATGATCTTGGATAGTCTTATGATGATTCTTGGATGATCTTAGATAGATTTTATTCGCCTATAAGGATACTAATACATGATCGATGCATCGAAATTTCATTCTGCAGAAATGAAAAGAGCAAACCTTGCTTTAGACTACTATCACGGTCGGCAGAAAAAACATCTTGTTCGGTTAATGGACGGGTTGGCTGGCGATGGTGGTAAACGCAATCAATGGCGCGAAAGAGGTGTAAGGCCTTTTACGCGCAATATAACAAAGTCAATTATTGAGAAATCGGGATTGTTGTTCCAAGATCGGCCGAAGCTAGAGGTGTATCGTGAGGGTGAAGATGTCGGGGTTGTTGATGATTTGCTTCTGATTTTGCTGGATGGTGCTAAGTGGCATAGCTTTTTTTCAAATGTGGATGCTATAACACGTCTCTTGAAATCATCATGTGTTCTGACTCAACGATATGTACCCGATGATGTATTATCGGTTGATGGAAGATACACATACAATGCCGGGAATGGCGAGGCTCTCCAGCTTATGATGTTGCATGCTGCAAACTCCGTGATCGAATCCGGACCACTTTGTGATATCCGAGAGCTTGCGTATTTGATTGATGTGCCCTCAGAATGGCTCGATGCTAATCCAGCTTATAAAAATGGCGCTATGGGTGAAATCTTTGCCTATCGTCGATTTACGAATGATCTGATCGAGGACTATATCGCCGTGCCTTCTGCGAGTGGTAAAAATAGATTCGATGATGTTTTATTTTCTGTAGTGCAAAACAATGATGGGATGATACCTGCAGTTCTATTCCATGATACTGCCGCACCAATGTCGGGTGCAGGGGCTTACAATTATGTTCCGGAGGATTTGTTAGGGTTACAGGATTTTCTGAACTTGCATCTTACCGATTTGGAATACAGTATTGCTTTTGCAAAATCGCAAAGTGTGGTGACGGACTCGGAGATAGTTTCATCGGACGGAAAGCCCGTAGGGATGGGAGTTGATCCGAATGGTGTGTATAGCGAAGATGCTTATGATGCTAGTGTGACCAGTGGGGGTGGTGCTGATAATCTAGGTGGTCTTGGGTCGATTATAAAATTAAAAAAAGGACTTGATGGAGCGAGCACACCCATGTTCGAATTCAAAGGCCCGCAAGTTGACCTGATGGCTCTGAATAGTGTTGCGGATAATCTTTGTAAAGCGATAGGTCAAGATTGGTCAGTGAAGCTGAAAACTGGAGGAGATGCGGATAGTTCTGCAACATCAGGGTTTCAACTGATAGTAGAAGAGATTGATTCATTGAACTTGCGGGATAAGCGGAAACACTTTTTCGAATCAGCTTTCAGAGATATGTACAAGATATTACGTGTGCAATATCCCGAGTTATCAGAGGGTGTTCTCTATGTTAATTTTGGCGATTCAAAGCTACCCGTGGATCGTGCTGCCGAAGTTACGCTTTGGGAAAATCGGATAGCGCTTGGTATAGCATCAAGACGTGATTATTTTGTTGAGGTTCATGGCATGAGTGTCGAGGAAGCGGATGCGAAATGTTCTGAGATTGATGAATTATCAGGGGAAAATAAGGGTTCGGATTCGGATTCGGATTCGGATTCGGATAGTTCAACCACGGCCGAGAGCTGATTGTAGAAATCTTGGGTTGTTTGATGCTTGAGTGTTGCCAGTAGTTGTGATGCTCGGAACATCTGATCGTCGAGGTAGCCATGGTTGACATGCGTAGCGTACCGCATCGATTGCGTGTTGATGCTTGTCTACTGGCACATCAGTGATGCGCTCCGTACGTTTTTCGATCACCCAAGAATACTTTTTCATTTCTTCGATGATATTTTTGCATTTTGGGTGAACGGTAATTGTCTTATGAGAGCGTAGGAAATTTATACCAGCCAACAAGCCATCGTTAGCTTTGTAACACGATTGAATCTTTGTCATGCCTGCCTTGCGTAGCATGGCTATTTGCTCAGGTCTTGATGAGTCGGCATATATTGTATGGTTTTTAGCATATGGATCACCTGCGCATAGCCAGTCATACAATTGATCGTTATCGATCCGATTGCCAAAAACCTCATTAGAAATATACAAATGATTCTTGCATGGTGTTCTCCACACTTGCATTAAGGCGTTAGGATCATTGTGGCCAAAGTCGAGTCCTCTGGATTGTTTCCAGTTGTTTTTTGGGACAAGTTCGTCTATTACGAGCTTGTCTTTGAGGATGAGGCTTTCAGAGCGCTCAAGGATTTCACCACAATAAATGTGTCTGTAAAGTTCGGGATCGTTTTCCTTTAGTCTTTCGATATCCGGTAATAATGCGGGAGGTAGAAAAGGATTGTCATAATAATTTATCTTGCACAATTCAACATGATCTGATTGTTTGTCTTCTTTGCCGTCGATAAATTCGCTATAGATGAAATCGTCTTTATTTTTCGGATTAAGCGAAAAGATCAACTGGGAATTGGCTGCTCGGATTGTAGGTAGCAGATTCGTATAGCTGGATTTTTTTATCTGACTGGATTCTTCGCCCCAAACAATCGTGATGCCCTCGGTCGATTTGAGATTTTCTCCTGAATCCTGTAATCCTGCGAAGATGAATTTACTTTCAGTAACATTGCAGATTATCTCTGCATTTTTGATTGTAAAGAAATCATCAAGGTTCATGTCGCTGATATGATCACTGAGCAATTGATGCACTGATGACTTCATCGATGCTTGCGTCTCACGTGTACATAGGATGCGTTCAGGTGCTTGTAAAGCTCTTAGGATTAGATACCGGGCTATGCTTGTACTTTTGCCCGAAGCACGGCCGCCATAGCAAATAATGAATCGTTTGCCAGAGAATAATCCCTGTAATTTAGGTGGGAATGCAATGTCCAATTAGGTCAGTCTTTGGATTGATCAGTGTCGTCATCGACGTATGGTTCATCGGCTTCGACGTATGGTTCATCATCTTGATAATCTCCATCATCTCCAATAGTCTGAATGATTTCTTGATCATCGGGACTATCGGGACTATCTGAGATTATCTTAGGTGCTACTTGATCGGGGAACGATACGATAATCTGTGGTGGTGGCAATGGTCTGTTCTCATCGGCCTTTATATTATTATTCGAGATAGTCATACGATCAATCGATGATTGCAGGCCGGATGCTGCGGCGATAACTTCACGGTTTGATACGCTTAGGGGTTCGCCTTCAATAGTTTGCTTATTAGAATATTCGAGGAGAACTTGATATGGCAATTTCATACCGAGCTGTGCTGCAAGGATTTTTATATTATCGAGATCGAACTTATTGTGTGTTTTTGCTACGCGGGAATTACTATGTATCTTCTTACCGTTCTCATCAGTTAGTATCAACTCTTTATCGATATCATTTTCTTTTCGGTTGCTCATTTAATCTTATGGACTCCACCATCAGCACGTTAGTTCTGAGCATATTTAGCCGGGCTAGTAGTGGTTCAGTGGCAGGCTGTTCTAATAGTGTCGTTGTGATGTTATCGATTAGCGGCATATAATGTTTTTCTACTAACGCTATCGTATGATCACGGAAACTATAAGGGGAAATGCCTGCATTACGAAAATCATCGGCGATAGTCTGCCAGTACTCAGGAATTTCTACATGTGCAAGAAATGCAGAAAGATCATGATGCACATATCTGATGATTTGGAAGGGATCAAAATTATTTCGTAATTGTTTATATGGCTTTGTTTCGTTGCAACGATAGTTGATATGAGGGTATGGATATTCATTGGTAGTGTGCCAATTTTGCACGTATATTCGTTGGTTATCAGGCCCGCCGCCCTTGCACTGTCGAAAATGTATTAATTGGGTGTTAGGGTCCCAGTGTTTGTGTATACGTCGTTGTATTAGTGCAACTACCGTGTTGTATGAGACTGTACATAGATACGTGTTAATGTACGGAGTTTTACGTATTACGTGCCGTGTGCTTGTGTGTATGGCTGTATTGTAATTGCTCATAGCAATTATTTAGAATGCTAAAAATAACATGATCAACCATGATCCAAAAACAATTTTAGAAAGTTATACCAAAGTTATACCGCTGATCATTGCGATCATCAAGCCATGTTATTTTAGGACTCTAAAAGTTAGCCGTTTAAAATAAAATAGTGATGATAGATTTTAGGACTCTAAAAGTTAGGCGTTTAAAATATTGTTAGGCCATGTTATTTTTAGAGTGCTAACTTTAGCCGTTTAAAATATTTTTAAGCCATGTTATTTTTAGGACTCTAACTTTAGCTGTTTAAAATATTGTTAGGTCATGTTATTTTTAGAGTGCTAAAAGTTAGCCGTTTAAAATAAAATAGTGATGATATATTTTAGATGGCTAACTTTTAGGACTCTAACTTTTAGGACGCTATCTTTTAGCTTCCTAAAATATTTTAGACCATGTTATTTTGATCTGGGGGAATTCTAATCCAGAAATTTTGATTGTTACTATGATTATAACCAATTAAAATAAAACAGTCCGTGATCTATCTCTGATTATCACATATCGTTTTATTTTTCAACTCTATGATCCTTATCACTTATATTACAAATATATGGCATAGATATTGCAGGTGGCGCTAAAAAAAGTCCGCTACTTTCATTATACAGTATGAAAATAAAACAGTCCGTGAACCATCCCACATAATCGAACGATTGTATGACTATGTTATTTTGCAGTGCAACAAAATAAAATAGTTCCCAATTATCATATTCAATGTGATATAACCTTGATTTCGGCACAACGCAAATATCATGCCTGCAATATATTGCCATCAAATTGTTTTTGGTGGAACTTTAATCAGTTGATTTTCTTTGTTGCAAATGCAGCAAAATGGAAGGTAGTTCACATCCGATATTAGTAAAGTGCTGGATGGATCACAGGAAATTCCATTAAAATAGCAACATATTTCATTGATTTTACCCCTTTAATTCGCTTCGAATAGCAGGGGAAGGCTAAAAACGTTGTAAGTTGTTGAAAAATAACATAATTTTGCCATAGTCGGATCATGTTGTTTTTGAAATTACTTTACAAATTATTAGTGAATCGTGATAGGTACTAGGTATCGTTTTGATTTTGTGAACTAGTACTATCTGGATTGATGGTTGATTATGTGAACTGTGTTGTTTTGCAGTGCAACATGATGAATATGTTACATGAAATGATAGGATAATATTGCTGATAATTGGGAGATTGATCACGGACTGTTTTATTTTAATGCTTTATAATGAAAGTAGCGTGCTCGTTTTAGGACGACCCCCCAAAATAAAATAGCTTTCAAATTATACTGGAATGTACTGTATGGATTTACAGTAGTTACTGATGTTGCCCATCGCCGTAATACAGTACTGATAATCCATATAGTACTGGTTTTATATACAGTGAAATTGGCAGGCATCCAAAAATTATAGATGACTATGTTATTTTAAGATATTTGTCAATGTTCAGGATGGGTGCGAATTCACATTTAGCAAAATTAACATTAAGTTATTGATATTGTTCACATTTTAGGAGGATAATGTTATTTTATTTTTGTGAATTATGCACGTTTGATGTGCTCGGGGTGTGACTGATTTCGCAGATTTTTCAAGTTTTTCAATAGTTATGGGATTAAAATCCCATATATTTGGGGGTAAATCCCAAAAATATGGGCATTTCTCTTAATAGTTGCAAGTGCAACTATCGTGCATTAAAATCGTCAAACGTGCAGCTATCGTGCATTAAAATCGTCAAACGTGCAGCTATCGTGCAGCATCGTATTTTAATCAGGTCATGAATTAATTGCATAACTCGTCTATATCGCGATAAAACCGAAGCTCTTTTTTGAGCATCGCTAATTCGATCTCGTAGTACTCAATGCAGCGCTGAGACCATTGATTCCTAGACTGTTGTCGTCCCATGGCTTCCAAGAATGCATCATATCGTCGCTGCTGGCGATTTAGCAGTGTTCTGAGGGTCGCCTGATGGGTCGCGACGCTCTTGTAATTGCGGTAATCTTGGATTTTCTTCATATGTGTACTTACTGGGGTCTCAGACGTGCCAAATATGCCCGTATATGGCCCTGTAGTGCTCTGTGAGCCGTTGTAATGCATTGGTGGTGCGCTGATACTCTGATGTGGCTTAGGATTGATTTTACATGACCGCTAGCGCTTCGATGCGCTGGTTGTGGGTCAGTGCTTCGGATAGTAGCCAGTGATCTATTGAATAGTACCTGTCTGTTGGATTGAGTTCAGCGATTGATTGAACTATGTGCATACGATGGCTAGATAGTTTAGTGAACGGATGCAGTTTCATAAACTGGTTGTATGTTGTGTCGAATTCGTTGTGTGTGATTATCGGCATTATAGATTGTCCATGTCGATTACGGTTTTCTGCATTGATGCTTCAAGTGCTTGCTCGTCTCTCAACGCAAGCAAATCCTGATAATCGAAATTATAGGGTAGGTCTTCGATAGTGCATCCGATTTCGTCAGCTAGCTCTTGACGATGTATCATGAGATCGCGATACTGCGATTCATAGTTGTCTAGTTCTGACTGTTGTTTTGTCATAACTTCACCATCACATCGATATGCATTTGAAACTCTTGTCTGAATTCAAGTACAGTCTGCATAGCCATCATGTACTGATACCTAACCACAGTTGCATTGTCTAATGACATGCATGGTTTCCCTTTTGACTTGAGTTTTCTCTCTTCGATATATTGTTGGTTCTTTGATAAGGTCCTTTCCAATCTAATAGAATTGAACTTAAAAATACCATCATCAAATTCAAGATCAAATTCATTGACTTCTGCCATGACTTGCTTGAACTCCTCATAGGTATTTGACAGCACACCATCTAGTGCAATTCGTATTTCAGCAACTGATTTCATCTTAATTTCATCTCCCTTGACTTGTGCCATGGATTCATCAAAAAACCCATCAAATTTAAAAAGGTAACGCTGAAGAAGTCATATTATATAATAAAATATATGTCTTCAGCGTTACCTTTTAAGTTCATTATAGCTATTTGAGGCACAAATCAAAATCGCGTCTTGTGTTCTTTGATACGTATAATCTCATCAATAACTTCATTCCTGTTCATGTTAAGTTTGCTAACTCGGATGGACTTACCACCGCTCTTAACTTGTTTTGAATCACCTATAACAAAACCTGCTTTCTTGCAAAATATCTTGATGACGCTCAATGGACTGTCATACAACTTTTTACACTTCAATTTCATATTGAATGCACTCTTAACATATGCTGATACGCCTTCCATTTCTGCAAACACAATGAACTGATTGACTGCTTGACCATCTTTATAAAACTCAAGATCGCTCAGATTACTAACCAACCCACCATCACTATCGACTATACCCAACGCATACAAACCCTGATCCAGCAAATCACCTCGAAGCATGTTGTTACTGAAGTCCATCTTGTGTCTCTTGACCAAATCAACACGATCATGATATTCCACGTCTTCCCGTTCTCGCATCCACATCATTCTGGATGTCACATACGACTTCAAACCACTCAACTCATACCCGATAATGTCGTGCTCATTATCATGCACTGACATACACCAGAAGCGTTCGATCTCATACCTCTGCATGTCAAACATCTGCTCATCGTCAATTATCTTCATCTTACGTAATCGCGCATACTCTTTAGGTGTCAACACTTCCGCATCCATCACGGCCTCCCTAAAAAATGCCTTGTGTAACTTCCGATACTCGGACACCTTAAACAAGGCATCCGTTTCTACTTTTTTTCATGGTTGATCGCCCAACCTTGCGCCTCCTTTAACAATCTAAAATTCCCTCGAAGATCATTAGTAGACTTATTTGCATATACCTGTACATCGACATGAAGATCAAACAAAAATTTGTACCATTCACTTTCTTGTTGCTTATTGGTTATCCCTGTACATAATTCCCCCGCATAAGCCGCATTCATGTTGATTCTCTGCTTAATAATAATTTCAGAAGTATCTTCATCCCGCTTAGCAGGCGTTATATACACATTAACTTCCCCTGCATTACGTACACGACATATCTGCTGGTCAATATCATAGTGTGTCAGGTGCGAGTACATACAATGCCCAAACACGCAATCAAACTTACCCTTAACATCCAACCCTGTTGACAGCGAAGGCGATGCCAAGACAATCTCACCTCTTCCAGTCGGTAGTATTCCATTACCGGCAATCTCATCATCAGTAGCAGCAGCCAGAAAATCAATATAGTCCTGAACCTTCTTACGCTTCGAAGTATCCCGATCAACCAACACATGGTCAATACTCTGCTCGTCCAGATAAATCGACAACTGATTTACATGTGCCTTTGTATCAGCACCATAAAATATCGACTTACCTGCTTTTGCAGCACGTATAAAATCGTTCCGAAACGTCGTAGCACAATCAAACATAGTCAACGACCGTCCAACTTGTTTGTAATCATTCACGAATAACTCAACACGTGAGTCATAACCATCTCGACATCTCATGATATTCCGAGTAGTCAAGTCACTCAAATCCGCATCAAGAGCACACACAAATCCAGCATTCCGTACAATCTTATGGAATGCAGACACGATACCCTGACGCTGATACGGCTTGATCGTACCACCACGTCGGTTATTACCCAGATGCTGTAAGAATTGCTCGGACTCATCAATGACAACAACATCGTAGGGTTTCATAGCAGACGAAAATCCAATCTTTTCTATGGAATTGATACAGATAGCCAAATGCCTAGAACCCTCGATATCACTAACAGTCATCTCTTTATAGTTTGATAATCCCAACAGTCTCGACATGGTACGAATCAATGCGATCCTATGGCCTATCAATAGCACTGACAAACCTTGATCAATCGCCTTCTGTATCAATGGTACAAGTTGTGTAGTTTTACCAGTTCCTTTTGGGGCTTTGATAAAACTCACGCCATCCACGAAATCAATTGGTTGTACCCACGGTTCAACATACTTGATAGTCTTAACATGCCCTGACCACTTCTTACGTACAGGCGTAACCACCTTCTGAACCTTTGCAGTAGTCTTCGGCTTCTCCTTCACCGACGCTTTCCCTTGCCTCTTGCCTACCATCATAAAATCTTCAATAGTAGTATCAGCCCCACCACTACCACCAACACTGAACGATGCATCATCAAGATCGACTTTCAATTTACTAATAAGCCCACCAACGGATCGTTCATCAAGATCAACTCGATCATAATATTCTTCAATCACATCAATAGTGTCATCATCATCGAAACATATCGATATCGTATCTTCAATAGGTACACCAGCCGATGAAAGATTCTCGATATACTTCCACCATCTATCTGCATGCATATCAGGAAATACCTCAGCACACTTGTCTAGTATCACAGCCATATCAGCATCAGTAGTCTTACCGTAGGCAGGCTTGACACCAGCAGCAACCAACTTTGCATGTTCTGCACGCCTCTCTCGTCTTTCAACAACAGACACATCGACATCAAACCCTAAACCATCCAGAGCCAACCCATCTTGATACTCAAATTGATATTCTCCCTCATACCCAAGGCGCTTAACAGGCATATAGTATCCACGAACATCAGAACTATTAGATTCATCATCTGATTGTACGAATCCATTAAAAATGCCCTCCTTGCGATCCTGAAATTCTGTCATCGTCATACCTTCCAACAACGGAAAGTACATCCTGAATCGTGGAGCAACCTCTCCATTCTTGTCAGGTGAATTATGTGTAAACGATGTATGCAGAAAATAAGCATAATCCTTAAACTCGTCTCTTGCCCATTCAATAGTCCGACCACCGTCAAAGTCACCTACTATCATAGATACCTTAACCACATTACCGGACACCTTGCGTATACACTCCTCGTTATTCCACCACATGGTTCGACCACCTTCATCAAACAAATACGGATAGATCATCGGTGTCTTACCCTTGTCAGAACCAATACCCACCAATCCGGGCGACTCTAATGTCTTGCAAAAATCCTCGAAACTACTACTCAACATATCATTGGGATGAATAGCACCCTGATGTGTATCCGGCACGAACATATCACCTGTTCGTTTGTGCTTCCACTTTATCTTGGATGGTTTCACTAACCCAAAATCAATCTCGCATTCAAAACCATTCATACATCCACCTCATTTAATTTCGCACGTGCCCTCATAGTTGCCGCAGTAGCCTTTGCAGGTAGTGACAACACATCAAAATAATCAAAGTAATCTTCATCCTCTATATTTGTTACTGCTTTATATTCATCACCAACAAAATAACAAGGCCAGTGAAAATCCTTGCCATACTTCCAACACTCCGGTTGCGCAAAGTCAAACAACCTCTTCAATGCTGCCCTACGGTCTTGGAATTCGTATTTCGTATACGCATCAGCACACGGAACAAACACTCTGACATTACCGACCTCACCATCAATCCAATTCGGCAACGTATGCGCCATGTAATAGTATTCATTGTCATCAAACCATCGGCTAACATCATCAAGTGTCACCGTGTCATCAATTTCAAATACCAGCATATTACCAATGTCTATATTTTTACCAGCAATACCACCACACTTACCAGTCAGGGTATTATCAATCACGCGATACGGAACCATCGATCCCCGCCTCTGAATGTCTTCAGGCCACATCAACAGATCAGGTGCATTCAATATTTTCACCCATATCGCTCCAACCTTCGCCCCGATCACATCAGTGTGCTCCGATACACCTTGCCCACCAATCTTATCGCACAATGCAATAAACACTCTTCTGCTACTATCAAACATCATCACCTCCTTTGTTCTTTTTCATCTTTTCAGCCATTGCTTTCATTCTTGCAGCAGCCGCAGCATCATATGGTTTTGACCGACCGTCCTTAACACGCTTACCAGTCTGCCGAGATATACTATCCAACAACTTATCGATATCAGTAGAGTCCACACAAGGTAACTCAATCATTGAACCCTCTTGTAGTAGCGTACTTAAGACACCCTGTATCTTGATCAGATCGAGGTCAGTACCCCATGATATTTTCTTGCGTTTTTCCCTCATGAGCATGTCACCATCCAGACCCCCATCACCAATGAATAAGTTAAATCGACTCAGATCAACATAACTTAATCGTGTAAGCTCAAATACATCGATTAACTCTTTACCAGTATCAGGATTAATCAAATCCGCAAAGTATTCCCGAGTGCCCGTTGTGTAATGCGATGACAGACAAGCAAGGCGATAAGCCTGAGGTTCTATATGTATAAACGGTCCTGCTGATACTAATGGATCGGTGGTGTACTTAAGATCAGGACCATATTCCAGTTTTCCGTATTTGACAGCAAAGACCACACCTTCATTATCTGTCTGGTCATTCCACTCATCAACACACTGTCTACGATAAGCGTTCATATCGATATCATCGTCATCTTTAAGGTAATGCATCACGTGTCTTGTACCAGCAGCTTCTGTCTTCTCTGCATAGGCTTCAGACCACATCTGTTCAGCTTCCTCGATACCTTCAATATCTGGATTATTCTTATCTTTTTCCTTTCTAATGTACTGACGTAACTGACTACAGATATCATCATTACGCGGCGTATGTTTTCTACCCAACATCCCTTCAAGGTCAGCTAGATCGTGTACGATGGATTCTTTCTTTACCTCCTTAACCTCGTCTTCTTGTTGAAACGCACGATCCTTTCGTCTCTGCTCTTCCTTGGCACGTTCTTTATCAGCCTTGGCACGATTGGCTTCTGACTGTAAACGACTCCTTGCTGCCTTCCCCGTCTTGCTATACGCAGCGTTACCACTGATGATCTTACCAAGTACTTCCTCTTCACTCAGTTTATTATCACCAACCGGATCAATCGACAACTCAACTTGATATTCACTGATTTCACCAGTCTCAGCATCAACCACTTTGCGTGTAGTCCAGACATCATACATCCGATCAATTTTATTCTTCTTCATTA